AAACAGCTATTCGTCATGGGATACCTAACGAGCCTAATCCTGACCAAATAGATAATTTAAAACAACTATGCATAAATATTTTACAACCTATCCGTTCTGAGTTTAATTTACCTGTTTTCATTTCTTCAGGATTTCGTAGTCCAGAGCTGTGCCTCAGATTGGGAAGTTCAATTAATAGCCAACATACAGCTACTAATGGAGCTGCGGCTGCTGACTTTGAGATTTTTTCTATACCAAATCAAGAACTAGGTCTTTGGATCAAGAATAACTTAGAATATGACCAAATGATCCTTGAGTTCCACAATAAAAAAGAACCTAACTCGGGGTGGATACATTGCTCGTTTTCTGTTAAAGATAATAGAAATCAATCCTTGATCGCTTATCGTGATGAAAATGGTAAGGTTCAATACAAACCTTGGTAATACTATGGCTCTAAGTGCAAAACAAAAAAAACTACCGATGGCTTTACAAAAAGCTATATTAAAAAAACAAAAACAAACTAAAAAAAAGAAAGGAAAAAAATAATGCCTTATCATACTGGATCTCATTCTAAAAAAATGAAGAAAAAAAAGAAAAAGAAAAAAAAGAAGTAAATGGTCAAAGTAGCTTCAATTAAAAATATAATTAAAGATTTAAAGCCCGGACAACAAAAGACTATGCGATCTCATGCGAGACATCATACTCTTAAACACATGAGGTCTATGGCTAGTGCTTTAAAAAAAGGAAGCTCATTCAAAAATGCTCATATCAAAGCAATGAGGAGTGTTGGAAAATGAGACGAAGAAAAGTTCCTAAAGATAAAAAAACTAAAATTCCAAAAAAATATTTATCTGGACTCAGCGGATCAAAAAGAACTAAACGAGCTAAACTAATTAAAAAAGTTTCTGCTATTTATAAGTCAGGTGGATTTATACCAAGAGATCTTTTAAGAAGGAGAACAAAAGCATAATGGCTACAAAATTTAGACGACCACTATCTCCAGCAACAAGGGCAACCTTAAAAAGAAAAGCTAAAGCAAAAAAAGGTGTATCATATTCAACATTAGTGAAAGTTTACAGACGAGGCCAAGGAGCATTTCTTGGAGCTGGTAGTAGAAGAGTGCCAATGGCGGCTTGGGCTATGGGAAGGGTAAACTCCTACCTCCGGGGATCTAGAAAGCACGATCTTGATTTAAGAAGAAAAACAAAAAGATAACTATAGAAAAATAAATTTAAAACTGTTAATTGTCATTTATGGCAACACAAAAAGAAAAAAACATAGAGCTTGAAGGCAAGATAAAACTAGTCGATCAAAAACTTGATCTAGTTATTAATAATCATTTAGCTCATATTCAAAAGGACATAGATAGAATTTTAATTGGTGTTGGCACTCTTTGTCTTTTAGTTTTAGGCCAGTTACTTTACATTTTATCTAATTAAATATACAACTATTAATATGTCGTATAAAAGGATTTTAGTTATAAGTGATTTGCATATTCCATATCATCACAAGGACTCATTTAATTTTTTAAGAGCAATAAAAAAAGAATATAAGCCAGATTTTGTTTTAAATATTGGTGATTTGCTTGATTTTCATGCGATTTCTATGCACACCCATGATCCTGATCTTTATAGCCCGGGGCAAGAGCTTTCTATGTCTCGTAAATATGTCAAAGAATTAGAAGGCATATTTCCTGATATGATCGAAGTGGACTCAAATCATTCTAGTTTAGTTTATAGAAGAGCTGTTAAATTTGGTATGTCTAGAGAGTTTTTAAAAGACTATGGAGACTTTTTAGGTACTAAAAAATGGAAGTGGGTTGAGGATATAACACTTAAAATGTCCAATAATCAAAAATGTTATTTTACCCATGGGAAAGTAGCAGATTGTATCAAGCTGAGTCAGTCTATGGGAATGTCAGCGGTTCAGGGCCATTATCATACAAAGTTTAATATTCAATATTGGGCCAACCCAGATAATTTATTTTTTGCTATGAACGTAGGATCGTTAATTAATCAAAAATCACTTGCCTTTGCATACGCAAAAAATTTTAAAACTCGGTTCATTTTAGGATCTGCAATGATAGTTGAGGGTTATCCTAAATTACTACCTATGGTTATAAATAATAAAGGTAATTGGATAGAAAGGTTAGTATGACAAAAGACAAGGATAAGGACAAGGAAAAGATAGTCAAATTAAGGCCAAAGAAGCCCATAGAGACGCATTCTCAGCTTAATAGGCAAGTTGGTGGGGAACATTACCAGAACGCAAAAATACAGCCTATAGAGCTTATTACAAGCCATAATCTAGATTTCATAGATGGCAACATAGTTAAATATGCTTGTAGAGATAAGAAAGGTGAGTCTCAAATAGTAAGGTATCAAAAAATCATTCATTATGCTATGTTAGCTTTGGAGTTAAAATGTGGTTCAAATTAATAAGTAATCCTATTACAAAATTAGTAGCCGGTAAGGTTGCTGATCATTTTAAGCACAAAGCTGAAAAAGTTAAAACAATTAGAGCAGCAGAAATAGAAGCTGCTAAAGATGTAAATATAACAAGAATTAAAAGCCAAGATAAAAGTTGGAAGGATGAAATATTAATGCTCTGGCTCGTAGGGATGTTAAGTACTGGTTTTTTTGAAAAAACTAGAGATAACTTTGAGGAATGGGTAAGAATTATCAATGATTTGCCTGACTCAGTGTGGTATCTTGTAATCATCGTCTTTACAGCTACATTCTCAACAAAAATGACTGATAAAGTTCTTAATCGTAATAAAAAATAATTATATCTTTTTTAATTTATGTTACATTAAATAATGGATGATGAATTTATTATGTGTGAAGCAGATTTCTTTATTGAAAAAGATAATGACGAAATTGGTCATTGCATATCCTTAATATATTTAGATCGTCTGCCTAACTTACCTGAAAAGAAAAAATATTTATTAGAATTTGAGGAGAAGGGTTTTAATGTAGTTGATTATGAAGTTAAATTTAGGCCCATTAGAACTCCGATGGTTGATCATACGGACTATACGAAGCATTAAATTTTACCTCGTATAATCCATATAGTTAACAATAAACAAAGGATTATCATTGCAATCTCTTCGTAGCTTTGAGTTATATCTACTAGTTGAAGATAAAAACCAAAACAAATAGCAACAATAATACTGATAATAATTTCCATTTTTTTATTACAAAACCTTTTACAGCTTTCTTTATATCCTCTGGTGTCATTCCATATATAATCATTAATTACTCCTTTGCATTATAAGTTCACGTTTTAACTCACTTTGCATAAGCGATATTTCTGTGTTCTTATTATTAAAGTCTGTCTTATATTTTATATAGTTTTTATCAGCCTCGTCTAGTTTAACTTTAGCAGCAATATATTGAGAGTCAGTTTTTATAGAATATTCTATATCTTTTTGCGTCACTTTCTCTCCTACTGCTTGGGCCTTATATTTAAAATAAAGATCAGCCTCTATCCTTTTTAGATATGTTTCCAAATCTATTTTTTGACCATACCAATAGCAATACTGATCTGAGATTTTTTTCAGACTAGCTACCATAGTTTTAGCATCAATTTGAAGATAATCTTCTTGTCTAGAAGGGAACTTCATCGTCTAAATCCGGGTCAGGTTGGTAATTCTGAACTGGTGGTATTGGTTTTTGATATTGAGGTGTTGGAGATTGATTATGCCCAACATAAAAGGTTATATCAATTCCCTCCTTTACATTATGTAAATCTTTGTCATCGTGGAATTGTTTGACTCCAACTTTTAACTTTCTATTTGGATCTTTAAGCAAGTCTTGTATCTCGCTAGATTTTAGCCATTTACCGAACTTGTCTAAAAAGAAAGTTTTAGCATCGGATATTTTATACTGATAACCTTTGCCATTGTAGTATTTGTTTGTATATGCTTTTAAAGTGATTCCTTTAAAATCACCCCACTGTTTATTGTTTGCCATTTGGCCTCCTTTTTGCACGTTGTTTAATATATTCTTTAGTAAGGGAATTAAACTTCTCTTCTACTTTTGATATGTAGTGACAAGCTTTAAGTGCCTTGATATACATTGGCCTATAATTAAACCATCGCATTTCTACATCTACACTTGGTTCTTTTGGAATTTTTAAAATACCAAGCTTAGATATTTTTATGTCTAAAGAATCTTCTACTAGCTTTTTATATCCATGAATTTGAATTATGTAATTTACATAGAAGTCTTTACTAGTTTTTATATCTAATAAAGCATATTCTTGTTTACCTTCTTCATTTTTCCATGAATCTTTTGTAACAATTAGATCGCAAGTTCCAGCTATATCAAGTTCCTCTGAATAAACTGTTTTTTCAGAATGAATAACTTTGAAGCCTGATCGATCCCAATAATTTTTAAACTTTTGAAACATAAGACTTAAAGGTTCTGTAGCTGGTTCGTTAACTTGTTTTCCAAGAGCATAATCTTCAGCAATATTATGCAGCATAGTTCCTATTGTAGCTGCCTCTGACTCTATTTCTTTGACTCTTGCTCTAACGCTATCTTCTGTTTGCTGTATCAAATCTATTGGTTGACCAGATTTTTTTAAGGTTTGTTTTAAAGCTTGGAAAACGACATCTTGTTTCCACCATAAAAGTCCACCTCCAGAAAATCTTTTATCTATTGTTGTGGTCATACCTTTTTTAGGTTCACCATTTACTTTATATCGATTGAACCTACCTTTAGGATCAAACTCTATAAGATTATTATGTTTATCAGTTTGCTTTATTATCATTTTTACCACCTTTATTTTTAAATCCTTTTAATATCCATTTAAAAGAAATATCCAATTTCTGACATAGTAGGATGAGTTGACTTGCATTTAAAGAGTTTTCTGCCTTTATAAATTTGGCAACTTGCTGATATTTACAACCAATATGGTGTGCAATATCTTTTAATGTTTGCCCATTTACAGTTCTTGCAAAGTGAAGCCTATTAGCAAGTATTTGATCGATAAGATTAAGTTTAGCTTCAGGTGAGTCGCATATACTAAATTTATTTAAAAGTATCTCGTAGTTTTCAGACATCACTTTAAGCTTATGCTTTTTATTTTTTATATTATATTTTCTGGACATAAGACTCCTTTTCTAATTTATCCAATTTATTAAATTCTGTTGTCCAACATTCTTTACAAAGCCAATGCTCTTTATAAAAAGAACTAAAATTGACATATCCAACAAAATTTATTTTTTTTAAACATTTTGAGCAGTTTGGAAAAAGTTTAATTAATCGTGGCATGGCCTCTGCCTTTTAAACAATTCCTATTATAAGTCATTGATTTAGGCTCACCAGCTTTGATTATTCCTAAAGATCCAAGTTCAAAATATTTTTTAAAACCAAATGAAACCCAATCATAAGCAAGATTAACATTGTCTTTAACTAATTTTTTGCAATGTTGTTTATCATCTGTGATTTCAGTTGCTTTTGCATTTGGAAATGTCCCAGAACGACCCTTCGAGTCTACTAATATAGTTGGAACACACCCTTGTAATAGAGTCAATACGATCCCTATAACTCCTATCCTTTTTTTCATTTTATACCCTTCTGTTTATTTTTTCATTGCTTCAAAACCAATTTTAAAAGCCAAATCCTTTTTTTTAGCTTTCAGTTTTTCCAATCTTTTTTTCAAGACACTCTCTTGATTGATTATCTTGTAGTATTGATTGTTTTGGTTTCGAGCTTTTACTGTTGTTAGTGCCATTGCTCTCCTTCAGTTTTATTACAGATTTAACTGTAGTATTTGGACTAAATATATGACCAAATTCTTTTTCTAAATTACCAAGAATATCGCAATCTTGGTTTTTACCTTTATAAAATATCATATGCTACACCTTTAATTTTATAAGTTGTTATATCTTCTGGAAACCCTGTTTGTTTATATTTTCTAATAGCTCTTTCTCTTAAAGCTATTTCACATTCCAGTTCCGCAATATATGAGTTGTTATCCTCTCCCCATACTCTTGCGATACCATTTTTATCGTATGCTATATATTTCATTTTTTTACTCCTTTTATTTTTGTTTATAAATACAACCTATATCAACTATTTATAAATTCAAGCTTTAAGTTGAATAAATTATAGCTAAAAACCTACTAAAATAGCCAATTTTAATATATTTTTTCAACTCTTATGTATATTGCTGTAAATTTAGGCCCAAATATTGTATTTATTGTGTTGAGTCGTTTTATAGGATATTAGTTGCTTATACCCCTTTAAGGTAATAAATAACAAATATCCTTTTAACCTAGGGAAGGACTCAATGATAAATTCTCTAGGATGTTTAAACAGCTCCGGGGTTCATATATTCTCTTACTTAAACCCCGGGGCAGAAAAAAAGGATAAAAAATGGAAGAACTAAATTTATTTAATTATAAAGCTTTTCAAAGAAAGTCAGCTACATCCAAAGAAGCTTTTGAGTCTAAAAAAAATAAAGTTACAGTCAGAGATAGAGTTCACGATCTTTTGCTTCTCAAAAATATGTCAAATGAGCAAATTGCAGATGAACTAAATATCCCTTTATCAAGTGCTTGTGCTAGAGTTAGGGAATTACAAATTTTAGATTTGGTTGAAGATAGCAACTATCGCAGCTTGTCTAAATTTGGTAAAAAGGTAGTTCTATGGCAAGGAAAAGTAAAACAAAATTAGAAAAACAACACATGGATAAAGTGGCCCAATTAGGGTGTATTATTTGTGGAAATCCATATGTACATTTACACCATATAAGATACCCCGGGCTTGGTATGGGCAGACGTTCCACAAATTTTGAAGTTATCCCCTTATGTCAGCCTCACCACCAAGGCAATTTTAGTGTACATGGAACACCAAAGCAATTTGAAAAAAAATTTGGAACGCAAAAACATTTATTAGAAAGGGTGTTGGAAAGGATAAAATGCGAAACTCAGGATATTTTTTAGCTTTCAGGAATGTGTGGAAACATCCAGCATTTAAATCAAAAATAGAGGCAGCAATATGGCTATATATGATTAGCAATGCTTCATATCGTAAAAAAGAGGTAAGATTTATAGATAATAAAATATTTGTAAATCGAGGTGAGCTTGTCTTTCCAATACGAAAAAACGCAGAAATTTGGAATATGCCATATTCTAATATGAGAAACTTCATCGATAGATTGAAAAAGAAGAAGATGATTAACACTCGTAGAACCACTATTGAACCACAAGTGAACCACAAGTTTAGCTCTGTAACTGTAATAAGTATTTGTAATTACGACAAATTTCAGGCTCAAGGAGAGGTTGTGAACCACATCCAAACCACATCTGGAGCAATACTAAATAATATAACTAATACATTAACTAATATTAGTAAGGGTTTGAAAAGCAAACAAGATAAGATTATCGGTGAATGGGATCAATATAATATTATAGAAAAAAATGGTAAAACTTACTATAAACACAAATGGAAAAATGAACCTTTGAAAGACAGATTATGATTACAACCAGTAAATTATTGAAAGAAGTTATAGGGCCAAAACGAAAAAAAAGAAAAAAGAAAAGGGATGTCGGTTTGGAAAGCCTTAAAGCATTTAAAAAAATTGAACAACGATATAAAAGGATTTATGCGAAAGCCAAAATATCTAGAAGTTGAGGTTGGTGGTAAAAAGTACACCTTCTATCATATTATTTGGGAGGATATTACTGGAGACGCTGGTCACAAATCAACATCGGAAATTTTAAGAGATAATCCAGCGGTTAAAAATACTTTTGGATTTATAATAGAGGAAAACGAAAATCATTTAAAAACTGCATCAACTTATGACGAACAGCATGACGAGTGGTCTGATAATAATATATTTCCGATTGGATGCGTGATTAATAAAAAAAAATTAGAGATAAGATGAAAATAAGGTTTTATAAATTACGAGACGAACCTATTAGATGGGTTGGATTTATATTAGCCCTTATAGGTTGTTATTTCTTAACAAATGGTGTTATAGAAATGTTATGGATCGGATGGAGCATATCTATATTGTCTTGCTTATTATGGGTTTTAGTAGCTGTCAGGGATGGAGATCTATCTAGAAGTCTTATGGAGTTAATTTATTTATTTTTAGCAGCAAGAGGTATGATTGTATGGTTTTAGAAGTAAATCAAATCGACATTGAGTCTTTACAGCCATACGCAAACAACCCCAGAAAATTATCAGATAAAGCAATTACAAAAGTCGCAAATTCTATCAAAGAGTTTGGTTTTAGACAACCAATAGTCGTCGATGAAAAAAATATTATTGTTGTAGGTCATACAAGATACCAAGCTGCAAGAAAGCTTGGATTAGATAAAGTTCCTGTTACTCAAATAAAAGGTCTTACACCAGAGCAAGTCAATGCATATAGAATAGCAGATAATAAAACTAATGAATATGCAGATTGGGATGATGATTTACTTGCTTTAGAGCTAAAAGAACTAGAGCATAAAGACTTTGATCTAGATTTGACTGGATATGAAAAATCTGAAATAGATAAAATTTTATTTGAAGAGAAACAAGGTTTAGTAGATGATGACGAAATACCTGAACTCCCGGAAGAGCCTATTTCTAAAAAAGGAGATATATGGATATTAGGTAATAATAAATTATTATGTGGAGATAGTACTGACCAAATAGCAATTCAAGGTTTTTTTGGTGAGGTTCAAGCTGATCTATATTTAACTGACCCTCCTTACAATGTAGACTATGTAGGTAAAACCAAAGATGCTTTAAAAATACAAAACGATAAACAAACAGATGACAAATTCATTCAGTTTTTATCTGATGCTTTCATAGCTGCTGATAATCACCTTAAGATGGGTGCTAGTTTTTATATATGGCATTCTGATAGTGAAGGGCTAAATTTTAGATTGGCTTGTATAAATGCTAAATGGAAATTGAGGCAAACTTTAATATGGGAAAAGAACTCTATGGTGATGGGCCGACAAGATTATCAATGGCAGCACGAGCCTTGTCTATATGGATGGAAAGAGGGTAGCTCTCATAGTTGGTATTCAGATAGAAAACAAACAACAATTATCAAACACGACAGGCCTACTAAATCAAAACTTCACCCCACTATGAAACCTGTATCTTTGATGGAATATTTGATAAACAATAGCACTAAACAAGGTGACATCGTATTTGATAGCTTCTGTGGTTCAGGCTCAACTTTAATAGCTTGTGAGAAGCTACAGAGATCTTGTTATGGTGTAGAATTAGATCCCAAGTACTGCGATGTTATCGTAAAAAGGTGGGAGCAGTGGACAGGTCAAAAAGCGACAAAAAAATGAAATCAGAGCAAAAAAAGAACCCAATAGGGAGACCAAGGGTAAAGGTCGATATGGATATATTGGCTAATTTATCCCAGATAGGTTGTACTCAAGAGGAGATAGCTTCTGTTTTAGGAATGTCTGCAAGAACTTTACAAAGAAATTTTGCCGAAATTGTTGAGGTAAATAAAAACAAAGGCAAAGCCAGTCTAAGAAAAAAAATGTGGGATAAGGCAATAAAAAAAGACAATACTAATATGCAAATATGGTTATCTAAAAATGAATTAGGCATGAAGGATAGAACTATGACCGAGACTATCACAGAGCCTTTACCTTTGATTATAGAGGCACAAGCAGAGGAGATAGATGAAAAAAAAGGGTAATGTATATGGTAAGGTAATCCAATACACGAAAACATACAAAGGCACGAGTATTGGCTCAAAGCCTATAACGAGTACAATGAATAAAAGAAATAAAAAAGGCAGATCGAGAAAGCAAATTAGAAAAGCAAGAGGCAGAGGGCAAGGCAAACCATGACCAAAAGAATCATGTACCCAGATGGGTTGATTATACCCGGTAATCTTCCCGAAGATTTTAGACCGGCAAGTAGCAAAGAGGCTTGTGGTAATTGTGGTATGTACTCAAATAGACGTTCTTTTTGTGGGGTTCATAATACTAACAACGTAAAAGATAATTGGATATGCAATAGCTGGCGACAAAGATTCTTTAAAAGATGAAGCCTATATTCATAACTCTTTTATTTCTTGCATCTTCAGGTGATATTACAATGGATAGATTGGAAATATTTAGCTCTTGTGACTCTTGGTTTCACGCAAACGTTATCAAA